TTTACGTGGAAAAAACACACTAAAAAATTTAGAAAAATATTTATATTTATTGAATAATTAAATATTTTTTTATATATTTGCAAAGTATTAATTTTAAAACAATAATAATGAGTTTACCTAAAATTCAAGATTTGTACAATGACAAAGTACAAACACAAAAGCAAGATGTTTTCATGACCTTGCTTAATCAAAAACCAGACCCTAAATGGGTAAAAGAACACCCGTTTATTCGAGGTTATAAATACCTGCCTATTGAGAGAGTTGAATACCTTTTGAAAAGTATTTTTAAAAACTACAAAATTGAAATTACAGGTCAAGGTCAATCGTTTAATGGTGTGTGGGTTACGGTTCGCATTCATTATATGCACCCACTTACAGGGGAGTGGTTGTTTCACGATGGAATAGGTGCTATTCAGTTGCAAACAGCAAAAGGCACAAGTCCAGCAGATTTAGCAAATATTAACAATGGCGCATTATCTATGGCATATCCACACGCTAAAACTTTAGCTATAAAAGATGCAGCCGACCACTTTGGGTTATTGTTTGGGTCAGATTTAAACAGAAAGGATTTAATATCTTATTCATTAGATTTAACATTAATAGATATGGATGAAAACCACCCAAATTGGTCAAAAGTTGTCCAAGCAATAAAAGACAAATCCGCAACGTTAGAGCAAGTAAAATCAAAGTATAACTTAACAGAAAGCGCACAAAATGAATTATCTAAACTTTAAAATCAGAGCAAGTGCTGGCGGTAAATTAATGACCGAACCAAGAGCTAAATCTGAAACACTTTCAGAAACAACAAAAAGCTATTTAAAGGAGTGGGCAATTTCGCAAATGTTTGGTGTGAAAAACGAAATTAAATCAAAGTACACCGAGCGAGGTATTCAAGATGAAGATAAAGCAATTGACTTAATGATGAACGTTTTAGATTTGCCTTTCACTATTAAAAATGAGCAATATTTTGAAAATGATTATTTTTGCGGAACGCCTGATTTAATTGTTGGCAATACCGTTTATGATGCTAAATGTGTTTGGTCGGCTTTTACTTTTCCTATTTTTGAAAAGGAATTGCAAAACAAAGACTATTTTTACCAGCTACAAATATATATGCAATTAACGGGTTGTAAAAAAGCCGTTTTAACCTATGTTTTATTGGATAATGATGTAATAGGTCATAAATATGATGTTGAGCCTAAACAACGTATTAAAACGTTTGAATTTGAGTATAATCCAGAAGTTATTGAAAAACTAAAAGAAAAAGTAATTTTATCAAGAGAATTTTTAAAACAATTATAAAATGAGTAGCTTAAACAACATCTACATTAAAGTAGAAACATTAGAAACTTTGCTAAATGTAGTAAAGAAAAAAGGAGATAAAGGGGTGTCAATTGATATATCTTTGTCAGATGAAACGAACCAATACGGGCAGAATTTGACCGCTTATGTAACACAAACAAAAGAGCAAAGAGATGAAAAAAAACCACGTTTTTACATAGGTAATGGCAAGTGTTATTGGACTGACGGAAAAATAACGGTTGCCAAAAAAAACGAAGTACATCAAGCAGTGCCAGTTAATAATACAAACGAATCAGACGATTTGCCTTTTTAAATCTTTATTAAAAACCTTTGTAAATTCAAAGGTTTTTTTTATATTTGCAAAGTCGAAGCATCACCGACAAGGAAAGTTTAACGCTATTTATATAGTGTAACCGAGAAGCCCTTAATTGTAGTGATGCACAATTAGGGGTTTTCTCATTTTATAAATTATGGACAATCAAAAAGTTTTAAAGTTTTTAGAATATTTTTCAGTTATTACTGTTGGCGATGATAAAATACCAAATTTTGCGTGGAAAGACCAACAAAAAAACAAATTAACTCCTACAAAGTTAAATGAAAATTTAAACTATCAAGGTGGTTATAAGTGGACTGATAAGCAAAATATTACACACGAGCGCAAAGCTACAACAGGCTTCGGACTTGTAACTGGTTTTGAATATCTAGAGGTCATGGATATTGATTTGAAAGTTTTTTCTACTGCCCAAGAGCAAAGGGATTTTTGGAATGAATTTTATCAATATTTGGACGATAATATTTTAGATTTTAAAGATAAATTTTGCATAACCAAAACTAAAAACGCTGGTTATCATATTCTTTATAAAACGAAAAGAGTTGAGGGTAATTTAAAGCTTTCAAAATTAAAAGGTCATAAAGAAGCACTCATTGAGACTAGAGGGATTGGTGGCTATGTTTTTGCGTATCCTGAAAATGTTATTTCAAATAAAACTTATTTTGAGATAGATTTTATTTCAGACCAAGACCGAGAGATATTATTTTCTTTTGCGAGAATGTATAACTATGTTGAAGAAATAGTTTTAGAACCTAAAAAAGAAAAAACAGAATTTAAAACTGGAGAGATTACGCCTTGGGCAGATTTTAATGATAAAAATAATGTATTAGATATTATTAGCAATGATTTTAGTGTGGTTGCTAATCATAACAAGAAAATAGTTATAAAAAGGCACGGTGCAAAAAGTCCGCATTCTGGATACATATTCAAAGATAGTAAATGTATGTTTCTTTTTTCAACTGGCACAATTTACCCGCATGAAAAACTAATTACGCCATTTATTGCATACACATTTAAAAATTTTAACGGAGATTTTCAATTGTCAGCAAGTCAACTTTATAAAGATGGTTATGGATCAAGAATTGAAAAAAAACAAACAGAAAAATTAGAAAAAATAAAAGACGTAGAAAAATACGAAATTAAAAACATTGACTTTCCAATAGATATATTTCCGAAGCCTATACAATCTTATATATTAGAATGCGCTTCTACATTAAACTCAAATATTGATTATATGGGTTGCAGTTTAATGTGGTTAATATCGGTTTGTGTTGGCAATAGTTTTCATGTTAAAGTTAAAAACGGCTGGAACGAAAATGGCGTTTTATGGCTTTCGTTGGTTGGTGGTGCTGGTATAGGTAAAACACCCTCGATAAACAATATTATACACCCTTTGCAAAAAATAAATCAAAAAGAAATTAAAAAATATTACAAAAAATTAGACGAATACGAAAATTTCATGAAGTTGTCAGCAAGTCAAAAAAAGGCAGTTATTGAAATTTTCAAACCTATTAAAACACAATTCATTGCAAATGATATTACACTTGAAGCATTAGTTGATTTGCATCAAGAGAGCGACAATGCGGTTGGTGTATTTAAAGACGAGTTGGCGGGCTGGCTTAAAGACATGAATAAATATCGAGCAGGTTCTGATTTGGAATTTTGGCTTTCATGCTGGAGCGGAAAAAGTGTAAACTTAAACAGGATGACACGCAAAGGTTCGTATGTAGACAAACCTTTTATTCCAGTTTTAGGTGGTATTCAACCAACAATTTTAAACTATTTTTACACTGAAGAGAATAAAGATAATGGTTTTATGGATAGAATGTTATTAAGCTATCCAAATGCAATTGTAGAAGCATATAATGAGAATGAGTTAGATTATGATACTTATAGCTGGTATCAAGACCATATTATAGGATTTCATCAGACGATGAAAAAAATAATTGACCGAGATAATGAAGATAACATAAAACCAAGAGAGGTTGTTTTTTCAATTGATGCTAAAAAAGAATGGATTCGAATATTTAACGAAATTACAACTATTCAAAATTCAGACAATGAGAATGAATATTTGAAAAGTATGTATCCAAAACAAAAATCATACATACCAAGATTTGCATTATTAATACATTTGTTTAACGATTATTCTGAAAACATAGGAGCGCATGAGATTAGCAAAGAAAGTATCTTAAAAGCGGAAAAATTAAGCAAGTATTTTGTTGAAACAGCCAAAAAAGTAAAGATTAATCAAGTTGAGGTTAAAGAACTACAAACGACTATTAAAGCTGGAAAAACAAATGCTGAAAAATTAAAGCTAATTTTTGAAGAAAATCCAGACTTTAATAGGTCAAAAACTGCGGAATTATTGGGGATTTCAAGAATGCAAGTTGGTAGATTATTAAAACAAATAACAGAAAAATAAAATGTTACACGTTACACCTATGTTACACCTAAAAAATCAATGTTTATTGGGCTTTACAAACAAAAGTGTAACATGTTACAGGTTACACCCGAAAAAAAATAAAAAAGTAAAAATAAATTTTTTTTTCAACAAGTGTAACGTAGGTTACAGGTTACACCTAAAAATGGCTTTAAACCCTTATAAAATATAGAAAAACAGGTGTAACATAGGGTGTAACGTAGGTTACACATGTTACACCAAAAATTTAAACAATGATACAATTAAGACCATATCAACAAAAAACTATTCAATCATTAAGAAATAGCATGAAAAAAGGAAATAAACGCCTTATTTTATGCTTACCAACTGGTGGTGGAAAAACAGTTGTATTCTCATACATGATTAGCCGAGCATTAGAAAAAGGTAACAAATGCTTAATATTAACGCATAGAACAGAATTATTAACCCAAGCTGGAGGTACTTTGTCTAATTTTGGTTTAACGCCTGAAATAGTTAATCCAAAAAATAAAAAATTAGACTTAAATAAAAGTCTTTATGTAGCAATGACAAAGACCGTTTTAAGTAGAATAGATACTTTAAAAGATTGGTTAAAAACATTTGATTTTATTATAATTGATGAATCGCATTTACAGGACTTTAATAATTTATTTGAATTTTTGCCAGATTGTTTTGTTATTGGCGCAACGGCTACACCTGAGAGAAAAGGCAACCAATTGGCATTAAATTCATTTTATCAAGATTTAATAAATGAAGTTTCAATATCTGATTTAGTCAATGATGGCTTTTTGGCACAACCGAGAAGCTTCGGGGTGCAAATAGATTTAAAAGGTATCAAAACAAAAGCTGGAGATTTTGATAATAACCAAGTTGGAGAAATGTTTGATAAAATGCAATTATATGAGGGAGTTTCTGCCAATTTAAAAAGATATGCCAAAAATAAAAAAACTATAGTTTTTTCGTCAAATATTAAAAGTTCTTTGACGCTGGTTAATAATTTAAATAGAAACGGGTTAAATGCTAAACACATTGATGCAACCTCTAAAGATAGAGAACAATTAATAAAATGGTTTAAAAATACACCAGATGCTATTT